ACCGTTCAAAAACAAATAATTTATTGACAGCCCGCGTTAAGCGGGCTTACAATTGATTCATGCCCTAACGGGTCTCTTAAGAAAGGAAATAGACATGAAACAGTATCTCAGTTGCGCCGACACCGCTAAACTTGTTCGCGCTGCACTCAAAGAAGCATTCCCTGATGTCAAGTTCAGCGTTAAATCCAGCGTTTACGCTGGTGGCGCTAGCATCAACGTGTCCTACACCGATGGCCCGTCTTCCGCGCAAGTCAAGGGTATCGTCGGCGTGTTTGAAGGTTCTTACTTCTGCGGCATGACCGACTATAAGGGCACCAACTACAGCGCCCTTGACGGCCAGCCCGTGTCCTTCGGCGCTGACTACATCTTCGTTAACCGGACACTTTCCTACTTTGCTTTGGTTGTTATCGCCGGATCTGTTTGCGACAAATACGATCTTGGCAATGCCATCGCAATCACAGATGACAAATATGGCGCTTACATTTCTATCAACATTAGCGATGACGCGAAAAAACGCGGCTTTGACGAACGGTACATCAGCAACGTCATGAACGCTGCGTGTTTTGCTTACAGCGAAGACGATGCCGCCGAAAGCAAAACTTTCAACCGCGTCACGTTTCTTGGCGATGACGGTTACGGCTACAACAGTGTAGGCAAGGTTGCAGCATGAAAACGCTGATCGATTGGTTGATTGCCCTTGTGTTTGGCGTGGCCCTGGGCTGCGCTGTTTTTTTCAATCTGTGAGGTGATGTATGGACGAAATTTTTATTGATCCGGTGGACAACATGGCTTGCCATCTTTACTACGTGCCAGGCACACATGCCTACTGTGTGCGCCTGGTGGACACTGACAGCGAAAACACTGTCGCGCTGCACAAATTCACAAGCGTTATCAAAGCACGTGATTTTGTTCAGAAATGCCTGCCCAACCTGGTGGTGGTGTCATGAACGACATCCCGAAATGGCTTGTGCTGTTTAACCAGCAGCACAAACCTGAAAACTGGTGCATTCCCGTCGAATTGGTGTGGCGCAAACATGGATGGGTTCCCCCTTCAACTGAATGCGCCGACACCATGGCCAAACACAAAACTTTTCGTACCTGGAGACATCATGCTGACAGCTAAAGACATCGTAGAAGTGATTTCCGTGCTCGACCGAATCACATCGTATGACATGGAACAATTTCGTAATCCCGAATTGGTGGGAAAACTTAGCGCTAATGCTTTTTGTGCGGCACTCACGCTCAAGCTCGCGCTTCGTCATCTGCAAGTCGAGGTGTGCGAATGAGTCATCAAGAATTTTACGAAACCGTTCAACGGCAAGAGGAATACGACATGCAATCTAAAATCGCATCTAAAATCGCTTTTGCGTTCGTGCGAGCACAAAAGGCTTTTGGCCCTGCGCTCAAGTCATCCACCAATCCGCATTTCCGCAGCCGATACGCAGATCTATCTACTTGCGTCGAAGCGGTGATTGATGCTCTGAACAACCATGGCATTGCGCTGATGCAACGCGTGAATCCCTGCGACGATGGCGTGATTGTCGAAACCGTGTTTTTGCATGAATCGGGCGAAATGCTTAATTGCGGCCAGCTGCACGTGCCCGCCAGCAAACAAGACGCTCAAGGCTACGGATCAGCTTTGACTTATGCCCGCCGCTATAGCCTCATGGCGGCTTGCGGTATCGCACCCGAAGACGATGACGGCAACGCCGCAACCAAGCGGCCTACAGTACCGGCTGCCGACATCTCTAAGCATCTTGCAGCCATCGAAGCCAGCACGAACTCGGATGAAATGACTGCAGCTTATAAAGCGGCTTATGAGGCTTGCGCGGGCAATCCTGAATTGCAAATCAAAGTGATTGCCGCCAAAAAATCGCGAATTGAACGCGCTAAAAAGGAAAAACCCAATGGATGAACAACGCACTGACGAATGGTTTGCCGCTCGCCTGGGCAAAGTGACGGCTAGCTGCTTGCACAAAGTGTTGGCTAAAACCAAGACCGGCTATGGCGCTGATCGCGCCAACTACATGACGCAGCTCGTGCTCGAACGCATCACCGGCACGAAGGCTGATTCGTACACCAACGCTGCGATGCAATGGGGTCTTGACCAGGAACCCTTTGCGCGGGCGGCATACGAAGCCCATACAGGCATTTTTGTGGATGAAGTAGGTTTTGTACCGCACCCCACGATTGACATGGCTGGCGCGTCTCCTGATGGCCTTGTGGGTCACGATGGCATGGTCGAAATCAAATGCCCTGACAGCAAAACCGCCCTTGAATGCTGGCTATCTGACAATCCCATCGAAGGCAAATACTTTGCACAGATGCAATGGCAGATGCGCTGCGCTGATCGCGCCTGGTGTGATTACGTGGTCTTTGATCCACGCATGCCCGCTAAAGCACAGCTATTCATCGCCCGCGTCAAACGCGATGATCTATGGCTCAAAGTTGCGGAAGATGAAGTTATAAAGTTTTTGGCTGATGTCGATGCCAAAGTTGCAGCACTCAACAAAATCATAGGGGCATAACATGTCGAAAGTTGTCAAAGAAATTTCTTGTGTTGTCGGGCAATACACCAACGCCGCCGGTCAACAGAAAAACCGCTACCAACGTATCGGTTCGATCATCAACACGCGCAACGGCGAAATGCTTAAACTCGATGTGATTCCGTTGCGTGAAGGCGGCTGGGATGGCTGGGCCTATCTCAACGATCCAAAGCCTCGTGATATTCCTGAAGATGACATTCCGTTCTAATCATGAATGCCGCTGATTTTGACAAATCAGACCGCCTCCAGCGCGTTTATAAGTTACTGAAACGTGGAGGCGAATTTACAACCCTCGACATCATCAACCAGGCGCAAGTCTGCGCGGTGAATAGTATCGTGGCTGAACTGCGGCAACACGGGCACCACATTACCTGTCAACGCCGCGGTCACAAATGGTTCTATCGGCTAAAGTAACTCGAAATGCGGCGCGTCGATAAAAGGTCTTTGACCTTCGGCCCGCCGCTCATCAATGTAGGCATTCATGGCCGATTCCATCGTGCCCTGCCATTTGCCGATGTCTCTTACTGTCCACGCGGCACCCCACCGTAAAGGCACGTTTTGCGCGATTGCAGCCGCTCGCATGGCTTCGGCAATGTCATCGTATAGGTTCAACTCCCAAGACGCTCTAGGCCCGATATACGCCATTAGATCGACTGCCTTGCCTTCGAGGTGTTTGCTCGTCATCGTGTGGCTTGCGCCCGCTGCGACTAGCTCCCGCTGCCGCTCCATGGTTCGCAATCCTTCAATCACGCCAAAGTCTACTTTGGTTTCTTTAATAGCTTGCAAGACGACACGCACCAGGCGGTCATCCACACCATCCAAAGTCGCTAACGATCGTGCTGATAGCTGAAAGCTCATCGCTTCATCGCTTGGGCAACGCTTGGCGCAATCTTTTCCACTGACCGGCCAATAACATACCCGCCAAGCCCAAATTCAACAATCGACCACAGCTTGATGTATTCGGCCTCTGACAAATTAGGCGCTGCCCAACCAAACCACCTGGCCACAATCAACACCACAAAAGTCAACATGGTGAGCGGTCGCCAGTTGGCCGCTAACCAATGCTGGCTCGCTGCCTCGGTTTGTATGATTCTTGATGCGGCTTGCTCAAGCTCGGATTGTGCGGCCAGCAGCTGGCGCAGCATTTCTGCTTCGGCTTTGGCTTTTTCGGCTGGATCAGGAAATAAGTTTCCGACGACTCTTCCGAGCACAGGCAACAGCGCCGGAATCAGGTTTTGCAACATCAGTGTTTATTGATCCAAGACATCAGCCAACCCATGGCTGTGGATATGAAAGATACAATGGCCATACCCATCCAAAAGCCACCTCGACCCTGATTTGCAAGCGCAACCAACTTCTCTAGGTTGTCTTCCATCTTGTCCATCTTTTTGTCCATGTCATCAAATCGGCGCTCGTAATCCTGGACTTTCTGCCATAGAACGCCGTACTTGACCGGATTAAAATTCGTGTCATCAAACATGATTGGCCCTTATTCCTCAAAACTGCCCGCACCAGGTTGCAATGCTTTTTGTACTTCTTGCCGCTCTCGTGCGCTGCGAATCACGCGCCTGGCTTCTGACCCTAAAGGATAGCCGAAAGTTTTCAACCCTGCGATATTGCCCGCTTGCTCTAATGCCCCCGCACCCTTGTTTGCAAGATATGCTACTAAGGTATTGGAATTATTGACAAATGATCCGCGTGGCTGGAATTGCGTGTAGGCCGCCACATTACCCAAAGTACGCAGCTGCAGCTGACTTTCAGGATCAAAAATAGCCTGAAAGTTTTTCACATCATCTAATTTTTTGACGGCCTTGTTGTAGTTGGCCTGGCTAAAATTGCCGCGACCATCAATGATGCCTGCTTTGTCAGACAACCAATTGATCGTGCCAGCTCTCATGTGTTGATGTGCCACTGAATCGCGGCCCAACGTGTTGACCATGGTGTTGATGTTTTTGTTGATGCCGTTAATCACAAACTTATCAAAATACTTGTCTGCTGGCACCGTATCATCGACTGCCGCTTTATACGCTGGATCTTTTTTCAATGCGTCAAATCGTGATTTGGCCAGGCTGCGAGCGGTATCGGCCAAAGGTTTCAACGCCGCAGCTTCTCCTTTAAGCGGTAAGTTTTCCAAGGCTTCGCGCACAATGCTTGATGCCATTGCTGCGTTGCCATCACCCGTTCTTTCGGCTTTGCGTATCTCCGCGGCCAAGTTGGTACGCATGGCCTCAAATGCCTCAAACGTCATCGGTTCGCCGTTCTTAAACCGTTCAAGTTGATTTTTAATGCCTGATGGCAAAAAGTCAGTCTTAAGTTTCTTAGCCAATGCTGCTTCGGCGTTTTGCGCCAGCGTCACGCCATCAACAGGAAATTCGCCGCCTGCTGCATCTTCCAAGGCTTTGTATGCCTTACTTATTTCAGCGCTGCGCGTATCATCCAAGGCTTTGTACGCATCAATCAACGCCTGGCTTGATTCTATTGTTTTTGTGGCATAAACATCCGGCGCTGCGCGTTCGCGGATCAATGGTACGTTTTCTACCAATTGCGCGTTTTGCTCATTAAAACGTTGTGCAAACGCGGGTTGACTGCCGCGTAAGTTTTGCTCTCGTGATAGCTTTACCGGATCGCCTGTTGCTTGGCCTTCACTTAAACGCACCGGCACTGGCAATGAATCCGCTTCTAAATGCCGCATGACTACCGGCGTATTTGCTTTGTCCAAAGGCATATTGCCGTACAGTTGCTGAAATTCCGGCGTAGCTGATTGCAATGCCTGGCGAATGGTTAAAACATCCGGCACAGCTGCCGCACCAACACTGCCAAATGCGGGTACTTGCGGTTCTGTTCTTGGCGGTGGTGTAACTGGTGTTGGCCGTGCCGGTGGAAATCTTTGCGTGACACCTGGTGCAACTGCTTCCGCAGCTCGTGCAATAGGTCGCTGTATGGCTTGCGGTGTAACCGCCCTTGCGCCTGTAAGTGCTGCTTCAGCTGCGTAGCCCGCTTCCGTTCCTACCGCCTGTCCGACACGTTGACCGGTGCGTGAAAACGGCGCTCCCATCATTCCGAGTTCTAAGTAATATTCAACATCGCCTTTAGGTATGCCGGTTTTC